ATATAACCCCAATTATTAAGTTTAACATCGCGTAACAAAAATTCTTTGAGGTCATCATTGGCATACTTGGTTTCAAGTTGTTCCAACAATATTCCAGAGTCATCGTTCTTTGCAACTCCTGCCCTTTCCATTACTAATTCCGCTCTCTCCATCACTAAAACCAAGCCTAAAAAGCCACACCACAATACGCGGGCTAAATCTGCATGATACCCAGACCATAATTTTTCCTGCAAATTAGCGAGGATGCCATAAAGAAAAAGGCGGTATTCTTGGGCGTTAGGCACTTTAATCACGAACCTTTTAAAAACGAACACCCTGCGGGTAGCACCTAATTCAGTTCTCATGCGTTACCCTGTCCTCCCGCTAACATATTTTGAATGTAGCTTTGCAGTTGGTCCTGCGGCATCTGCATCATCTTCAGCGTCTCGGCAATCTGCGTCTCCGCCGGCTGCGACGCCATGAACTGGTGAACCTCTGGCGGCAAATTGTTGATGAAGTCGGCTACCTGCTGCTGCTCCTCTGGCGTAGGCTCGGGTTGCTCCGTTGCCCCCTGCATTTGTCCTTCTGTTGCGCCTGCTGGCATACCACCCTGCGCCGCCTGTTGCTGTTGCTGGACACCCTGCTGAATGCTCTGCTTAATCTCGTCCTTATTCGGCAAGTCAAGCAGGTCCACGATAGAAAGGACGATGCCGATATTGGTCGGCGTGATCGGCATGGTGGCCAATTCCTGAGTCGCAGCCAGGGTGAACGCCTTAGACTTCTGAATCCCCTCGCCCGCGGTGATCTCGGCGTCGATCTTCGGGTAGTAGGGTTCTGCCGTCTGTGGGCTCGGCACCATCATCTGCGCACTGTTGAACTGCAATGGTTGATCTGGCTCATTGTTCTTGCCGCGGATCATGACGATCCTATCCGTGTTGTAAAACTCCAAGACTGTCCAATCAATAAGCTCAGCAAGTTGCTGGAAGCCTTCCAAGCGGCCAGCCTTTTTGATCACCTTTCTGGCGTCGGCGCGCTCGTTGAGTTGGGCGATGCCCGACGCTGTTGTCACCCTAGTAGGTTCGATGCCCTGCGAAGAGGAGTAGTTGCCTGTGGTCTCCTCAATGCGGTCCTGGATGAACTTGACCACTTCCAGAAGGCCCACGTTAGGTGTCAACCCCTCCAAACGACGGACGTTGTTGATCCCGGCAGCCTTGACCTCCCACTTTGCTCCTGGCACGTTGATGATCTTGCTGGGGTCTGTAAATACGCCTTTCTCATACAGTACAATGTCATTGGCGAACATTGCATCATTCATCAGCAGAGTGAAAAACTCCCTATTCCCAGCATCTACCAGGTCCATGATGCTCTCAATCTCCCCCTTATCCCAGAAGGATTTGCGGACAGGGATATTGCAGTATTTCACGAAGGGATACCTCTGGTTGCCGCTCAATCTAGTACGTACCCAATACTTGGGGATATGCTTGATCTCGGTGTACGATGATCCGGCACAAATGGAACAGGCTATGTCGCCCTCATCATCCTTGTACCAGCCCTCTACGATCCGCAAGGTGTCGTCATCAATGGCGCGGTGTACGTCATCGTAAATTTCTGTCACGCCATGCTCATTGTCGTTGTAAATCGAATCTATGATGGGTCCGAAGATCCGCCGGGCCTTGCGTCGATGTAATCGATAGGGATATGGGAAAAATTCGCAGTCGTCGAGGTCGTAGGCAGCAGGGTCCGGGAAGATGTTGGCTGGGTCCGGGTTGCCGATCACTATATCGCCCACAAAACCGGGGCCGGTGATCGAGCCATCAAAACTGACCTTCCAGAAGGCGTTACCAATCTCTTTCAGGACCCTTTCATTGTCCAAATTGAGGTTGGCAACCTTGTTCATGTACATGATGGCATCGACGACCTGCTGCCGAATCTTGGCCCGCTCGTTGTTCGGGTCGTCGTGTCTGCCCTTGAATTGGAACTCCGGCAGTACGTTGTCAACCTGACTCTCCACATGGATAAACGGGTACGGCAATCCAGGCGGTGAGGACGCGAAGCCATACTTTGTCGCCAACTCGTCAACTTGAGCTTTAGAATAGGTCTTGTTGTTGTAATAGTTGTGCAATTGGATCATCTTGGCCGTCTGCTCGGCGCGCTCCGTCTTGGCGTATTCAAAGTCACGCTTGACTTGGCGCTCCCGAGCCTCTTTGGTGCTCATATCCCAGGTGGGGATCTGGCCGGTCGCTTTACCTATGGCCTTTTTCGCCGCTGTTTTCACTGCCCCTATAACGTCCATGGTGTCACCTCAAAAATTACAGTTTATTTCTTCTCGGTTGAATATCTTGCTTATAAACTTCATGTCAGTGTTTTTCCTTCTTGCATCCCACTTTGTTTCGTCAATGAATGCTCTAGCCGCTATCTTAGCGATATTAAGCAAATACTTGGCTAAATACCAATATCGCAAGAGTGGGTATGGCCACTGTTGGTATGTTACTATGAACCCCAATCTGGCTGGCTCCTGCCATATTATCCAGCACCCCTCAAGACTTTCTTTACCATAGGCCAAATCCTTATAAGTAACGGGCCATACTAACCAATCCTTAAACATCGTTACCCCTCCTCAAATTTCTCTGGTATAATTATCTCAGCAAGCATAAAGCCCTTTGCGGTTACGGTGAGGGCCGGAGCAGTTGAAAAACAACTGTTGATCCGTACTGAGGGACGCCTCCCCCCACCCACGAACTGCATCGTAGGAGACTCTTTAAGACCATTAAGTGTCTCTGAAGGCGTGTAGACGTACACTGCTTGCTAGTTTATTTCACAGTGTTTTCCACCCGCCGGGTTCACCCTTGAGGCCGAGCTTCTCAAGGAGTTTCTTGGGCTTCTCTTCCGGTATCGGCCTGCCAGGTTCCGGTCTGCTCATCACAAAATAACGATCAACGTCCTGGCAGTGATGCTCACTATCTCGGGCGATGTCCTCCGGGTTGGTCTTGCTGCACTCGCAACTTGGATAAGTGCGCCGACTGTTCTGGCAGTCAGTTGAAAACGTCAGGAGCGCAGTGAGTTGACCGTCTGCGCCTGTGAATGGTTCTAACCATTCATGTAGCCTTCTCCAGCCGTTCTCCAGGTCTTTGGTGGCTTGGCTCATGTCGATGCCGTAGTCTGCGAATGTCTCCGCCGTGCTCTTGCCACTGTCCCGGCTCGGCGTCCAGGCGTCGGTATCCGCCGTGATGTAGTCAAATGAAAACGGCGTCCCGTCTGAGTAGACTGAGAGCCGCTTGATTTCCTTGGCTTGCTCCGGGTCCGTCACCCGGTGAGGGTAGTATTCCTTGAAGCACCTTGCCCAGTGATCAGGACTTACTGCATACCATTTGAAGCAGGCATTGGAAGCGAATCCAGCATCATAGCCGCCGATGATCACCCAGTCCTTCGGGGGATCCCAGTGACCAACGACATGGACTGATTCGTCCCATTCCTCGAAGAATGCTCCTTGGCCAACTGTGAAGGCGTCAGCCGGGTTCGTGGGATACTCTGAGCGGTAGGAGTTCGGCATGGCCTTTTTCGTCTGCTCATACCATTCATCCGTCCGCCTGGGGTCGCTGCGCCAGGGAAGGAACACTGCCACGAATCCATTCAGCCCCTTTACCGCGGCATCCCAGACCTCCTCGAAGAGTGTCCCCCGCTTGCCAGTGCTGAGCCCGATCACCTGGCCACCTGTCGGCCTGTTGACGGTCGGGTAAGCAGCAGACCAGATATCCCGAGCCCACTGCTGGAAAGCCCATTCATCGAGAATCACCAGTGATGCTGTGAATGAGCGGCCTGAGTCCGCAGCGGCTGTCATGCTCCTGAACGTCGATGGCTCGCCGACATGATAGACTGTGACGGTCATTGTCGTGGCATCCCACTTGGGGATCCATCCGGGCAGGTGTCTCAGTATGAACGCCACACGCCGGGCCAGTTCCTTAGCGTCATCCTCGGTCTTGGAGAGAGCTACAACGCTGTAGCCAGGACTGAATATCATCTGCCACACTGCATAGGCCAGGGCCAGCCAGGTCAAACCTAACTGGCGGGCCTTCAGAGCGATTGCAAGCCGGGCCGCCAGGAATGTGAGCAACGTCTCTATCTGCTTCGGCCACAGTGAGAAGGAGATCGCCAAGCCGGGTACATCCCGGTCCTCTATCTGAACATAGTTCTCGATGAAATGTTGACAATCTTTCGAGGATAGGCGTCTCTCCCGCTCCTGCAGCATGGAATATAGTTGCTCTTTCTCTTTGCGCTCCATGGATGGTCTATTCAATTAACTTTAATAGCCAAGGCAAAGTTGGGAATCGCATCAGCCAACCATCGGGCCACACATCCTTCTGACAACCCAATATAGGCGCATAAGTAGGAACTGCATAATAGGTATTGCCTGCCTTGGTTTTAATTTCATACCGGTTGATTGATTCCCTAAGCATTTTCACCCTCCTCAGCAAATAAAACTAGCTGCCTAACCTGGGCACATTGCTTTGATTATCTCTGCATATCTTTGATTCGCTGATCCAACTCCTCATCGGTGAGTTGGCGCACCTCCACCGGCCCCCCGTCCTTGCCGGTGATCTCATGGCTAAGGCGCTCCCGGTACTTCTCAGGCTTGGCACCTTTGAGCAGGAAGATCAGCAGGGTGTCGCTGTACTCCTGGACAAAGCCGACTTTCTTCCCGCCCTGGTAGACTGGCTTTCTGACGCCTTCAACAGCTCTACGCCGGGCCTCTTGCTCAAGGCGGTCAACTGCTTTCTCCTCAGCTTCCGTCATGCCCTCGGCAAATTGGGGATCGTCTTTCAGCCACTCGTATATCTGGCTGCGGGCAATGAAGCATAATTTGGCGCTCTGACTTATGATTCCGGTCTCGGCATACGAAGCGAGAAAGGCTTGCTTTTTTATTTGTCCAATTTGTCTGCTCACTTTCTCACCCCATTGTCTGTCAATTCTACCCGCATCCTTCTGCCATGCGGGTTGTGGCGATTCAATATAGGACTAATTTCCCCTTTTGTGAATCTGCGTAAATAAGTGTTGACTATCCTAACCGCTTGGATTATGATGGTATCAGATAAGCCGCCGGTCAACCCGGCAAGGGAGGTGCGAATATGAAAGCGAATAACACCCCGGAACTGAAAAAAGCTGAATGGCTCCAGAAATGGGCCGAGGCAAAGGAACTCAACGAAGGTACACCAAATCCCGCCCTTGAGCAATTCGTTGATAGCATGTTTGCAACTGCGCCGGATTCGTTCTGGGCACTCAACGCCAAGCATAATGCCGACTTTGAGCGGTACATTTTCGAGAGCGGCAAATGCGATGACATTATCGGCGAGTGGGTATTCTGATATGAGATCAAGCAAACGTAGCAGTGATGCAACTGTTTTCCCTTACGACAAGGAATTTCCGCCAGATGAACTTGGTATTTCCCGGGTGCTCGTGGATGGTACCCGCCCTCTGTACTACTACGAGGGCAATCCTTACAAGACCTACGCCGCCGCTCTAGGTGCCAGAGGCGGCAAAGTAACCTCACCAGCTAAGGCAGAAGCATCGAAGGCCAACAGTAAGCTGGGTGGACGCCCGAAAAAATCCGAATAATAAAATAACCCGCCATGTGCGGGAGAGGAGGCTTCAAAATGAAACCGGTATTAATCCCCTGCAAGTATTGCAGAAACTTCTGTGGGGCACCTGTAGTCAGGGAACTCCCCGATGAAGTAGCGGCAAATGCCTTTCTAGTCATGGACGAGATCGAGAAGTGCCCCATGTATGAGTTTGGGCTCCATGATGGCCTCGGCTTGCTCACGGCAGTATGTGATGATGGTTTTGGAACCGTCTATAGCGATCCGCTCAGAGATGGGTTTTATTCAGCCACCCCGCGGTGGTTACTGACCGCACATAACCCCGTACCTAGCAAGCAAATAGCCGGTAGCCCCGGCAGCAGCAGAACGAGATCGGTTTTGTCAGCAACAACCCGACCGGGAAAGTGATCGGGCTCAAGGAGGTCTAATATGTACCAAGTAGCTCTATCTACCAAAATATCATCTGAGACAATGGCGGCTCTTGACAAGGCCGCCGCCGAGACCGGCGAAAGCAAAGCTCATATCGTCGAGAATGCGCTCCAGGAGTACCTGGAGCGCATCAAAAAGGAGGTATAAAGATGACAATCCACGAAGCTTGCGAAAACGTGAAAACCCTAAAGGCTCGCGCCGATGAACTCAATGACGTTGCACTCGGCATCATGGCCGAGATGGAGGATGATGAGAGCAAACGCCCCGCTTACAAAGCAGCCCGCGAGGCGTACAAGGCCGCAAAAGCTGAGTACGACACCGCCGCCAACGCTCTGGTGGCGATGGACAAGACGCCCGATGAGGCTCGTATCGCAACCGCCGCCCTGGGGTTGCGATTCCCAAAATAAAAGGAGGCTCTCTCATGAATCAGTTTAACGTCGCTTACACCCGTTTGTCTGCTACTGCAAAGCATTCTGTTGTCCATGTCGTTGACCGTGACTTTAATCGCCTCACCGTGTTACCATCCGATGTTAAGCAGTTGCCTGATTGTGATCATGACAGTTGCGCCGCTGTCCTCGAAGTACCCACCAGTCGTCTGCTTGCTGG